GATGATTTCGATGGGCTGAATCGGTTGTTTGCGGTAATGTGTCGGGACCTGCTTGGACATGCAGGGATTATAAGGGGTAAGAATGAATCGTGTATCAGAGGCTGTGACTTTCCTGTCATGGCTGTTTGAGCCGTACTCTGACGGCTTCGTCGAGATTCGATGTCTGAATCAAGGACGAAATCAGATGCGCTTCTACGAGCTTCCACGAACGGTCGAAGACTGGACCGGCATCGGCGAAGCATGCGTTCAGTGGAGCGATGAAGGAAATGATGTATACGTCGGCGTGTTGCCACGCTGGCGTAAAGGAGGACGGGACAATGATGTCCATACTGCTGGTGTACTTTGGTGCGATATTGATGATCTTGCTGGTCTGGATGAGACTGCAACGCTTGCTAAAGTTACAGTCGCGGTACGCTCGGGGAAAGGTCTCCACTGTTACAGGCGACTCAAAGTGGTTGGCATTGGGACTAAGCCAACAGAACAGCGCGAGTTCGTGCAGCTGCTCGAACGCTGGATGCTCACACTCTCAGCGTCCGCTGACGTCAAGTGCAAGAACCCGTCAAGAATACTACGAGTCCCTGGAACTTTAAACTGGAAAAACCGTGAGGCGCCTCGATTGGTGGAACTCGCGAAGTACCCGCCAGAAGCCTCCAGAATCGTCGAGGAGACGACATCCACGCATCCATGGGGCGATGATTGGTCTAGGTTATTGATCGCCGCCAAAGCGGGAGACCTCCCAAAGCGCGAGCGAGGCAATTGGAATCTTGGCCAGTACAAACACGGCGATTATTTGCTGTACTGTTTCAACCACACGGTGGTCGGCATCGAGCAGATGAGATTGATGGGCATGGTCGCACATGCCGAAGAGTGCCGTAAACTCGTAACCACTGCGCTGGACACGCAGACTTTCTTGGACTAGGACTAAAATGGAAGAACTAAGTTTGGACGACCTCCGCGCCATGGTGGCTGGAGACATGGCGACGCATGCTCGCGTCGTGGCAAATGGTGAGCACCACTGGGACCGGCTATTTCAGCCACAACCTGCATCGGGTGGACCATTCAACGGACGAAACAATGCGCTGGTCACACTGCTCGGTTTCTTGCGAGCAAAGCGCTTCTCGATTGACCAGGCGAACATCTTTAGCATCTGGTGGAGTGACACGTACTGTGAGCCTCCACTCGAGCCTGAGCTCATTCGTGAGACCACTGGCCGCTTCTGGGTTAAGTGGGCACAGGGTAACGTCCCCGACGATCTTCCGGGCGGTGAGACGATGTCTCCCTGGGAGGTCTGGGACTGGACACGCATGGAGGTCGAGGAGGAGAAACTCGGAGCGCAGTCCTGGCTGATTCCGAACGTGTTGTCGAATGGCGGACTGCACTACCTGTCATCACCGCCAGGCAGTGGCAAAACGTGGGTGATGTGCGATCTCATTCGCGCAGCTGTATTCGGCGACAAATGGCTGAACGAGTTCGACATTCCGCAAACCAAAGTTCTGTACATCGATGAGGAGATGGGTGTCCAGAAGGTCCTACAACGGCTGAGGAAGCTCGGAATGCGTTCAGCTGATGGAATGGGCTACCTCAACAGAGTTGGCATCAGGCTGGACAACGTGCTCGATGTCGAACGAATCGTGAAGCATTGCCAGTCGCAGGGTATTGGTCTGGTGCTCATTGACTCTCTGGTTCGTGTGCATGGCCTGGACGAAAACGACAACAGTCAGATGAGGAAACTCTACGACTCATTCAAGAAGTTGCTCGATGTCGGCATCACTGTCCTGATCGCTCACCACAATCGCAAGGGTGGCACTGACTCGACGGTCAAGCACGAAGGTATGCGCGGCGCTGCGGAGATTGTCGCAGCTGCTGACATGGCCTACAGCGTCGAGAAGCAAGCGAACGGGTTATACCGCATGTACGTCACGAAGGGCCGTCTCATCAGCGATGAGGACGCCATCGATGTCACGTTCGAGATTCGCGATGAGGATGGTCTCACGAAGGTCCGGACGCTCGACGCTGGCGCCAGGAGCGAGGTCATCACACAGGAGATCCGGTCCAAGCTCATTGATCTCATCAGTGGCGAACCAGGCATCTCACAGTCGCGCTTGGTGGAGCTGTGCGGCAGTAGGAAATCGGTCGTGGCGGCTACACTCGCAGACCTCGAATCAAGTCGGATTGTCACGTTTGATAAGGGTCCACGCAACGCGAAAATGTACCGTCCGACAGGTCTACTTTAGGCGATTCAGTTGTTCCCGCGACCTGTTCCCGACCTGTTCCGCCCTTAAGTATCATAAAACGGGAACAACTGAATAAAACCCCCCTTTGGAAACCCCCCCTGCGAGCATGTAAGTGTGCTCGCTTAGGGGTCTTAAGTCGAAACTGTTCCTGCGGCCCGGGCGCTAACGCTGGGCCACGGAACAGCATCGACGAATAGTTTGACAAGTGTTTTTATGTCTGGTAATGTCAACTTTGATGGTGCTGGTGGAAACACCTTCTGGATTGGTAACTGAGCCAGCACTATCACTGAGCGGCCTTATGGCCGAAGGAGAATACAAAAATGGGTTTCTTTTCTAACGCGACGTTCAGCGATGGCGCCGCACAGTTTGAGGCAGCCGTCGCAGGATCTTATGTCTGCCGCCTGGCTAATGTCGAATCAATCGACCGACCATCGTACGATGATCCAAATGTCATGCTTCCGAACTTCAAGTTCACATTCGAGACAACTGAATATGGCGATAGCAACAGCAACGCTTTTCGCTTTGTCAAGTTTACGCGCCAGGGCTATGGTTCCGATAAGGCTGCACTCACCATCCTGCTCGATGGCATGCTCGGACGGCGCTTGACTTCATCCGAGTTTCATAACCTCGACATTGACTCGCTCCTGGCTAAGGAGTGGATGGTCACTGTCGATGCAAAGCTCAACACACGCGGTTATCAAACGAACGCCATCATCAGCGTCAGTCCAGTCACTGCAAAGAAAAAGCTCACGAAGATCGCGCAGCCTGTCATCAAGACCGATGACATATCCGATCCATTCGGCGAGGACGCCAGCGAGTAAACATCACGTTTGCCACTCGCTGTCGCACCAGGCACATCATCAGGGATGTGTCTGGTGTTTTACTTTGAAGGGGATAATCAAAGTGGCTAAGAATACAGACATCGAGGAGCGAACAGCGCTCCTGGTGCGAATCAAAGAGCTGAGAGCTGCTGGTAACAGCATCAGCCGCACCGCGCAGATCATGAAGATGACACGCGGAACAGTCAATCGATGGATCAACGAAGAGAAACCAGACAGGGTAGTGAAGAAAATGGACCCGTACATCTCGCTCGATGAAAAGACCGCGATCGTGGTCAAGTGGGCCGAACTGATTGCAAGTGGTGAGAGTCGTAGTGATGCAGCTGCATCGGTTGGTTTTCCAACGATGATGCTCAACAGGTGGCTAATGTCAGAACCTGCACTGCGTGTCGAGTTTCAGGAATCTATCGGGAAGAAACAAAACAATACTGGTCGCAAATCATTCGAGTCAATCATGACAGATGTACGCGCAGGACGTCCTGTGTGGCGTGATGGCGGTCGATTCAAGCTTCAACTGGTCGAAGCTGCACTGATGCGATACGAGCTTGATGGCGCGAATGTTTGGAGGTGCAAGGGTTTCGCTACATTGTCGGGAACCGATGTCCTGGCGAGAGATTGGACGGTGATCGAATGAAGTTCTCTGAAGTTATTCAACACTTGATGCATGGCAAACCAATCACACGCGCATGCTTCGATCATGATGTGTACATCCGATATTCCGATTTGTACGAAGCATTCGTCATGCACACGGGACCTGAGTCGAAGACTCTACAAGGTCTTACACTCGATCCTGAGTCGCTGTTTGCAGCTGACTGGATGTACGGTGACGATCACCCGGTCAAGGATGAGATCACATGGACACGTACCACATTATAAGGACCATTATGGCGAAGCCATGGTCAAACACCTACCTGCTGCTCAAGGCCATCGGAGCGTCCGGCGATCAGGTCGATGAGGCATGGCGCGACTATCGTCGCAAGTACATGCGGAGTCAGCGCTGGCAGGACATTCGCACGAAGGCGCTCGAACGCAGCTGTAGAACATGCGAGCAGTGTGGCCGTCGACAGGAGGACGGCTACAAGCTCGATGTGCATCACATCACCTATCTTCGACTCGGTGGTGAGCTGATGGAGGATGTGCAGGTCCTGTGCTACTTATGCCACGGACAGCTGCACTACAGGCGCAGAGTGCGTCAGGATGAGCCAGAATAGAAACATGGCACGTCCAACAATTTACGATGAAGAGACAATCGCACGGGTCGAAGCTGCTTTATTAGCAGGTCAGACACCGACGGTCGTCTCACGACTTCACGGTTTGCCAAGATCGACAGTTATAAAGATTCGCAGTCGTATGTCGACAATCGTTACTAATACGACAGATGTTTGTGACGCGTCACAAACTATCAAAACACCGAAGCCACCAGCAGTATCACTTGATGATCTGCTGGCGTCCGTCCTCGAGGACAACCTCAAAGCACTACAGGTCATCGCTAGGACGACACAAAGCGAGAGATATGTCAATGGCCAATCAGCCGCACAGATTGCAGCTCTCTACGAGAAGATTGCAACTTTCTCGGTTCAACTTCTGTCCGCAGCCAGCGAAGGCCCAAACGAAGACTAGCGCGCAGACGGCTCTTTGTTATCTCGACTACCTTCGAGAGACTCTCCCGCCTGGCTGGTCCTTTACGGCTCGGCATCTCATCGCCATCGCTTCGCACCTTGACGCTGTGGAGCGTGGTGAGATCGACAGACTCGCGATCCACATGCCACCGCGCCACGGTAAGACAGAGACAGTCACGGTCCGCTACGGCGCCTATTGCATCGAGCGGGACCCGTCTGCTAACGTGTTGGTCACTGGCTACAATGAGCGCATCGCGAGGCGCTTCAGCAGGAAGTCCAGACAGATCGTTTCGTCCAGGACAAAGTTGTCAAAAGACAACGCCGCACAGGATGAGTGGTCATTGCCGGAGGGGGGAACCTTCATGGCGCGTGGAGTTGGCAGTCCTCCGACCGGCGTCGGCTTCAAGCGCATCATCATCGATGACCCGATCAGGAGTCGCGAGGATGCGGAGTCGTCCCTATATCGTGACAAAGCATGGGACTGGTACACGGACGACCTGTACACGAGGCTCGAACCGAAGGGCGCTCTCATCATCGTCTCGACCAGGTGGCATCATGACGACATAACCGCTCGCGCAATCAGTTCGGAACCTCATCGATGGACCGTGCTGAACCTGCCGGCAATCGCGGAGGAGTCTGACCAGATAGGTCGAATGCCTGGCGAAGCTTTGTGGCCAGAGAGATACGACGTGAAGGAACTCGGACGCATCAAGGAGGTGATGGTTGCGAACTCCGGGGACTACGGGTGGAGTGCTTTGTACCAGCAACATCCGACGCCACGCGAGGGGAGTTTCTTCAAGAGTGACAGGATTGTCATCGAGAGCGCCATGCCAAACTGTGCAAAGATGTCCCGCGCATGGGACCTTGCAGCGACAGCTGGAAGTGGTGACTATACTGCCGGTGTGAAGATGGGCCGTGATGCTGATGGCCGCATCTGGATACTCGATGTCGTGAGAGGTCAGTATGACACCGACCAGCGGGATAAGATTATCAAGCAGACAGCTGCTCTCGATGGTCGTGGCATCAGGATCCGACTACCGCAGGACCCGGGCCAGGCTGGCAAGAGTCAAGCCATGCACATGCTTCGGCTCCTGCATGGTAGTGCTGTGACAGTCCTGCCGGTGACAGGATCGAAGGATGTGCGCGCTGAACCGTTCGCGAGTCAGGTCGCTGGTAACAACGTGTACATGGTCGCGGCTGACTGGAACCGTACACTACTCGATGAGATGCGAACATTCCCCCTGGGGAAGAATGACGACATCGTCGACGCTTTGACCGATGCGTACGACGAGCTCGTCGGTCGTGGCGGTGGGTGGGGTGCAGTCTAGCACATGATAGGAACACAATAGTCATATGGGACTCTTTGACAAACTTCTCGGAAAAGCAACCGCATCACCGTCCGCGCTGCTTCCGCCGCCGCTGATTCAGCGACAGACGTCCTATTTCACCGGCACAGGTAACGGCGACTTTTGGTCCCTGCTGACACGCAACCTGCCGGGTTCGAGTTTCAACTGGCGCAACCAGGCTGGCGAC